TTAAAAAAGAAAAAGACCAAATTATATCTTCTTATAATGAACCTCTATGGATTACTGATAAACCAAATGTTAAAGCAGAAGATTACTACAACCAAACCTTTAAACCAGAAACAATATGAAAAAGAAACCAATACATAAGTACAATGGAGGAATGGGTGCTACATTATGCCATCATTGTAGAGTTATAATAAATACAGGAATGACAGATGATATATATTGCAAGGATTGTGCAGACAATAAGGTAACCTACCACAACAGGTACAGAGATAAGATAATCTTTGAACACAATGGAGATGAAGTTATTATGACAGGTGGTTCATGGATGCGGTATGGTATAGCAGATGATGATAGTATTAATATGGTAGATCCATCAGGTGGCCCTTACATTGAGTTAGGTAATAACCTTAACCACTTTTGGCCGAAAGAAGAATACCAAGACCTTATCGTAGAATCTATTAGGCTAAAAGATGGGGGAGGAGAAGCCACAACAGTTATATTTAAAATCAAATAAAGGTAGTAAAACTACTACCTTTTGCTTCCGAATAAACCCACACTTTATTACATATTTCGTAACATTTTACCCTCTAATTATGTAACATGAGAACACTACTTATTCTAGCTTTATTATGGATTATAGGCGCTTTAATTGTGGTAATAGCTGCCATGATAGAGAAGAACAACAATATGGAAATTAAAATGGCTGAAATGCAGTCAAAATTAAATGCAGTACAAATAAAATAATAAAAACATGAAAAAATTAATTGGGATCTTTCAAGTAGTCTTTTTCTTTTTGGTTGGCATACCAGCCTTTATATTGCTTTACGGGACAATTGTAGTAACCTTTGCTATAAAGGAGTTATTCATCTTCATCTTCGGGAGGCGCGAGGTCTATTTGGATAACAGATAGTATCTTCAGGTCCTTATATTTTTGTAGCACATCAGACATTGAAACGGCATAAACCAGCTTTGTCATTTTGGTTCCGTCCTTATCAAAGAAGATGCGATACGTTTTCATCAGTTTAGCCATTTGCCTTTTGGACAAGCATCTGCCCCCTTTGGTGAGAAAACTTTTTTACTTGTTGTGCAGCCACATGCGTCACAATAATCCCTGACTTTACCCTGAACCCAGTGTTCGCAATCAATACAAGTTAAGAGCCTTTCTTGCGCAAGCTGGCTTTCTTCTTCTGTTGGATTCATAGAAGCTGCATACGATAAGAATATTTCTTTTAACTTGTTCATACGAATAAATTGGTATAATTGGAGTGTTCGCCCCAGTAATTATGAGTTAAAGATAAATTATCTTTGCGATATATTGAATTGTGGCTGGTAAAATGTATGCCATGGTTGATATGGATAGCCTGATTTTCGCAGTTCCATTGGGTTCGTTTCATTGTTTGTGTTTCAATCATGCCGCTATTTGTACGCAAAGCATTGGGTAAAATGGCTAAGCAATGGTCAATGGCATCATCAAATCTCATGGTCATTTGGTGGAACGGCTCATCATCTTGCCCTCTCTCTTGCCACCCATTGATACAAACACCCCCGTAATTCATATTGGTAAGCACGTTACCTCTTGCAAATTCAGGGAAGTCAAAGTAACCCTTTGGGTACATTACATCATGCTCTAAAAAGGAAACGTAATCATATTCGCCAGTTTCTTTTGCAGCATAAAGGCATTGCATAATTTGGAGTAACTGATTAAGGTGGGACTGGGACTGATACCAGCTTCTAACTTGATAGAATGGGTTTTCAGGCATAGGCTCCCACATACAAGTTACAATGTCTGCTACCCCCTCACTTGCTTCTTTAATGCTATTTAAAGATTTATAGATTGATGGCCATATCTTTTTGTTGTTGTTATTTGAATAGAATATACCCAATTTTCTGCTCTTTGACTTAGGGTATACAAATACACTACCTTCCCTAACGCTGAAAATATTGCCGTCTATATCCAACTCCAAGTACTTTACATGACCAACTGCCGTATCTCCTATAATATCATTGTTAGACCTTACTACAAGCTTATCTGATACTACTTTATCTCTAATTAATTGAGTACAATCCTGACCTCCGTATGTTGCTTTATTTATGATCATATTATCTTTTTGCGTGCATGATACCCATTTGATTAATATCTGTACAGAACCAACCGAATTGATTAGTTGCAAATATCTCAAAACCTAGTTCAGTTAATTTCTTTTCTAGTATTTCTTTGCATGTAGGGTTGTGGTATTCAACTGCTATTTCTTCTACTGATTCAAATTGCTCAGCAGTAATATCCTTCATGTGTTGCTCATGGCCTTCTATATCCATTTTGATTAACTCTGGTTTATGGTCTGTGATTAGGCCAAGTAAATCATCAAAATTAGAAATGGTTTTGCAAATGAAAGTATGGTCAGGGAAAGTTTCATTTAACTTTTCAATCTCTCCGCATGATGCATCTACACCAATTATTTTTTTAGCTCCTCTGTTTATAAAGTATTGAGGAGTTGACTCAAATGGCTGGAACAACCACCCACAACCTAAATCTAAAACTACTTTACCTTCTACTTCTTTGATGTCGTTCCAATGTTCAAGTGGATTTTCCGACTCTACTACTTTTGTTGTCATAATAAAACTGATTTTTTTGCTGTTTCTTGTATAATATCCCAGTATTTCTTGCTAGCGGTTCCTTCGTTTATATTCAATGTTGCACTATAGGGCAACTGGTTCATGTATTCTGCTTTGTAGAATAAGCCACCGGCAGATGTAACAACACCGGCATTGTGAAATATATTTAATCTATCCCAATCCGCTTCGGTACTTGTACCCCATGAAAATTCTAATGCTGGGTGACAAATCGTTTCTGCTCCACGTTTCCAGCCATTCCATAGCACCGCCCACATGTCTGCGCACCATATCTGTAATTCGTGATGTGTTGGATCTAATTGTTTCTTTTCATTATTTAGGTGAGTTACTTCATGAAACAATCTTTCGCAATCTTTCTCCACGTCCGCCCAAAACTGCGCATCAATACCTTTCATTAGGTACTGCGCTCCGATTGAGTTTAGTTCATTATCTTTTACCAGTGATTCAGGTATGTCCACTATCTCACACATTTTATCTATTACGTCTTGGCCTTTGCCTAATATGTAGCTATGTGCTATGTACCAACGGCAATCGGATCCATACCACTTATCATCTTGTAGGAACTGCTCCCAATCTATTTTCTTTGTAAACGCAATGTCGCAATCGTGATAAAGAATAGCTTCACCATTCAAATCATTTGCTTCAAAATGCTGCTTTAATATGTTTGGACGTATTGAGGATATATAATGTCTGCTTTCTCTGGTATCATCATAAAAAAAGAAACGAGCTGGATAATTAGCCGCGAGCTTGGCCCATTCTTCAGGTATCACATTGTTAATCTTCCAGCAAACAATATCAATCATGTTGGGGTTGATACCCATTTCAATAAAGTTATTAATCATAACTTCTACTTGCCATGCATAATAAAGTGAGGTTGGTTGAGCGCAAATGAACCTTAATTTCATGTATTTTTTTTCCAAAGTTAACCGAGTTAATTAAATTAAAAAATTATTTTTTGGAATATTGGCTATGTATTAGTGCTTAACTATTAGCTGCTTCTTGTCTATGAATTTGTAGATAAACTCAGCTATGTGACCTGATAACCATGCTCCAGCTTCATCATCTACAATACCTCTGTCACTTTTTATTACATTTACTATGTGATAATTTTCATGTGATAGGGTATTGTGGCTTAAATACTTTTGCTCTATGATCATGTAGTAAACATCTATATCTGGGGTGATAACTGTACCTTCTGCATCTCCTTCAAACATCTGTTCCATTTTATGCTTTTTGTATACTTTATTAGCTTCATTTATTAATGAATCTGTAATAATAAGTACCACCTTGCAACCATAGGTAGATATTTTCAGTGTAGATGTTAGTTTCATTAGTCCTCATTTATTAGTCTGTTAATATACCAAACTGCCTTTTTTAAATCTTCCTTCCCTCCTTTACGTTTCCACCTCCACAAATACTTTATGGCATTGCCAGTAGCAAATGCTTCTTTACCATCTAATCCTTTTACTGCTTCGTCAATTGCGTCTATACACTCAATTTCCCCTACGTTATAATGTGCTGGGTGGTCTACCTTAGATGATTCTTCCTTCATGAATAGCTATATTGTTGACTTTAAAGTTACCATTCTTTTCTACTAAAATATGGGCAAACCCTAAATTATGCTTTGTGCCATGTGGATCATAGTCAGGAGCCAGTGTACAAAGACAACCTACCGACCATGTGCCAATTGTTTCCCCCTTCAATGTCTTTTCAACGTGATGGCTGGTGGTATGCACATGACCTATGATTGCATTTGATTTAACGCGTAAGAATAACCCTCTTGCTGCGTTTACTGGGGCAAATACCCCACGAATCATTGTATGGCCATGGTGCATCTGCAACTTGCCGGCCATTAAAACTACATGCTCCGCAAAGAACTTTACACCCAACTCATCAAGCTTCATTCTTTGTGGCAAGTGGTAGTACTCATCACTAAATAAAATTGGAGCTTTCTTTATTAAGTATCGCTTAATCCACGCATCATGATTGCCCTCAATCCAATAGAATTTAGCTTTTGGGAATTGATATTTTAGATATTCTATAAATTGTTTTGCATATTGGAACCACGTTCTAACATCATCAAGGCCCGGCGGTGGCGCATCATGGCTTGTAAATGGAGTATTATCCAATATATCACCTCCCAGAACAATGCAGTTCACATCATTCTTTTTACCATATTCAACGGCTAATTCAATAGCTTCATTGTCTTGGTTAGGTATGTGAACATCAGAAAGCCAAAGAATGTTATTGCACTCTTTTGGCAGAACTTGAAATTCTCTTTCCTTACAATTTGAAGGAGGTAATTGCGGATTGTGTTCCATTATGTTTCTTGTAAGTTTTCTGCATTTATCACCAATTGAACCAGTAATAGTTCTAATCATTGTTCTGGCAACTTCTGGATTATCAAACAAATGAGGATGTCTTTCAAATGCTATCTTTCCCAAGTTGGCTTTAGAACTATTAGGGAACTCTAATAAAAGCTCCCTGATTATCTTATTCTTGATTGTCGGTCCTGTGTGTTGATTTGGCATTATGCTAGGGTACTATGGAATACGCTAAATTTATCCTTTCTATCATCAAGACCATGAGTCCCTCCGTTCACACGCTTTGTTACTGCCACTACTACATCATGGCTATGTCCTTTATCGCACACGTCCCATAGATTATTCTTATGGAAGAAGAAGGCTGCTGAAGTAAGTGGATATTTGGTAGCCACTAAATCAGGATCGGCCATAATATCATCATCTACAAATTTATCAAACGCTGCGTAATTATCCTTACCAGTAAGCTGGATATAACCACGACCTCTGAATTTAAAACCATCTCCACTAGCTTCATCACCATTACCCATGCGGCCACCATAAACTTTGTTGGCAATTTTTTCAGGTTGTCTTGCATACTTTTCTGCTATTTCTGTAGTTGGGAAATACTTAGGGAAAATCTTACGAAGCCCATCAGCAGAGTAGTTCAAGTTTTCTTTTACAAACTTAAAGTTACCGCTTTCATGAGCGCATTGAGAAAGGAAATGAGATAATCTTAGTGGACCATCTATACCAAACTTCTCCATTATCAGAGGTATTTCCTCCATTACGTTTGCTGGTATTTTCTTGGATAACGCTTCTAGTTTCATTTTATTTTATTTTAAAGTCTTTATTAATACCGATTGAATATGCTCCAAAAGTTCCACCAAATGCACTTTGTGCTCCATAGCTTAGAACAAAGGAATAATCTTTCTTCATTGGGATAGTATAATTGAAATCATACTCCATTGTTATGTCTTTATGGTAATAGAAGTAGCCTATTGCAGCACTTACGCTAAAGTTTTCATAAATTGGGAATGTAGCCATAACTTCTTGATAAAAGTCTTTGCTATCATAAGTCCACCAACCGCTATTAATACCTACTGCCGTTTTGCCAAAATACTTTCCTACTTCAATAGTTCCCCCCAATAAATTTTTAGTATCGTTTAAAGGTGTATTAAATGCTACGTTAGGAGCTGCCATAACATAGTATTGAGCTTT